TAAATCAAATAAGATAAACTCATGAAAAGGAATATTATTACTCCGAGAAAGGATTATGCCAAGATTGTTGAAAGTCAGGGATTAATATATCACGAAAATTATTGGAATGAAAGTGTATATTACTCATTCACTGAGAGGGAAATTCAAGTTCTGGAAGATACTACTTATGAATTGCAGGAAATGTGCCTTGAAACAGTACAACATATAATTGATAATAACCTTTTTTATGAATTGAAAATACCTGAGTTCGCTATTCCAACCATAGTTGATAGTTGGAATAATGATGCTGTAAGTATATATGGTCGATTTGATTTTGCTTATGATGGAATTAATCTAAAATTACTTGAGTATAATGCAGATACACCCACAAGTCTGCTGGAAGCATCTGTGATTCAATGGATGTGGAAAGAAGATGTTTTCTCTGAAAAGGATCAATTCAATTCAATACATGAGAGGTTGATAAGTAAATGGGAAGAGTTGAGGGATTATATACGAGGAACATTATATTTTAGTTGTCTTGATAATAGTCCATAGGATATTATAACTACCAATTATATGATGGATACTGCAATACAGGCAGGAGTTAAAAGTGGATTCATCTATATTAATGATATTGGCTTTAATGAGGTTGAAAGGGATTTTGTCGATCTTGATGGAAACACAATTAGATCAATTTTTAAACTCTATCCGTATGAATGGTTAATTCATGAAGAATTTGGAAAATTCCTTTTGGAAACTTATAATAAGGTTTATTGGATTGAGCCTATCTGGAAGATGATAATGTCTAATAAGGCGTTCATGGTTATTCTAAGTCGTTTATATCCTAATCATCCTAACATCCTTCAGGCATCTTTTGAACCTTCTGTTCTTAAAGGAGATTACGTGAAGAAACCTATGTTAAGCAGAGAAGGAGCAAACATAACAATTGTCCGTGATGGTCATGAGGTTTCTACAGATGGTGAATATGGAGAGGAAGGTTATATTTACCAACAATACATTGATATCCCTAAATTTGATGATAAAACACCAATTATTGGGAGTTGGGTAATTGATTCTCATTCTGCTGGAATTGGTATCAGGGAAGGTGATATTATTACAGATAATAGGAGCAGCTTTGTTCCGCATATTATCGAATAAATAAAAATGGAAAAAATGAACAAGATTATTATTTTAGTTGGAATTTCTGGAAGTGGTAAATCAACATTCGCAAAAGGATATGTTAAAAACCATCTTGATACGGTTATTATTTCTCGTGATACAATTCGTATGTCTCTTTTTGGTTTCAATGAAGAAACTTATGGAGATTATTACAAGGATGATATTACTGAACGTGAAAAGATTGTCACTAATTTTTTCAATTCTCAGGTCAGGTATGCTTTGGAAAAAGGATTAGATGTTATTGCTGATAATACTCATCTTAACAAGTCGTATATCTATGCTTATAAACAGTTTGGTGTCCCATTTGAAGTACGTGTGTTTGATGTCAACTTGGATGTTTGCATTCAGAGAGATTTTGAGCGCATTAAAAGTGTTGGTGGAGATGTTGTTAATAAGCAATATAAATCATTTAAGAAACTTCTTGATTCTGATTTTAGGGAAGAAGTTTTGAAATATAATGATGAGATCATTAATATCTACGAAACTTGTAAGAAGGCAGAATGGAATAAATCAAAGCGTGATTGTTTTGTTTTTGATATTGACGGAACTATTGCTCACTCTAACGGAAAGCGTAATCCTTATGATTATAGCAATGTTTTAAAAGATGATGTAGATAAAGAAATAATTCAGATTCTTCGTGGAATTTCTCTGAAAGGATATGATGTTGTATTTTGTAGTGGGCGAGATGAAATATGCAGAACAGAAACAGAGAAATGGCTTTCTGATATTGCTATGATTGATTGTCAAGGTCTTTTTATGAGAAAAGCAGGTGATAATCGCAAAGATAACATTATCAAGGCTGAACTTTGGAAAGAGATTCAGAAGGAATATAACATTATTGCTATGTTCGATGATCGCAATAGGGTTGTTGATATGGGAAGGAAACTTGGTTTCAAAGTTTTGCAGGTTGAAAATGGAGATTTCTAATGAACGAAAATATCAAACAAATTTATAAAAATGTAACAGGAAAATCATGGTCATATGATTTTGATGGCGACATGGCAGAAGAATTTGCTTTAGCTATTATTGATGAATGTTTGGAAATTTGTGAAAATTCTTGTATATTTTTTGATATTGATGAATGGAGAGAAAGCACAAAAAAGGAAATGACCGCTTTGACTGCAAAAGCCTTGGCTGACAAAATTAAAGAACATTTTGGAGTAGAATATGATTGATATTGGAAGAGGAATAGCAAGTGCTTGCGCCTTCGGTGGTGCTGCTTGGATGGCAGTAAATGGAGTAGAAGGTTGGGGTTGGTTAGTGTTTGTTGGATTTTTAATTATCGCATAAAATCATGCATAAATTTGAACGAATGGAGGAAGCTGGTCGGAAGCTGTTTATAACTTCCGACCAGCATTAGCTACTTTGGTCATTTCAATATAATTGGGATGTGTAATAGACCTTACAGAAATGTTGAGGAAATGAATATTGCACTAATTAATAATCATAATTCTATTGTCACAGAAGAGGATATTACAATTCATCTTGGAGATTTTATTTGGAAAGGATTAAATTTTGATGATATTGTTTATCAGTTAAATGGTTTTCATATTTTTGTGAAAGGCAATCATGATAAAGCATATCCAAATAAAACCATTGCTTTAAAAAATTATTTCAAATATGAAATTAAAGAAAATCAGATTTTTGAATTTGAATATTTGAATAAGAGATTTGTTGCTTGTCATTATCCATTTTATCCTCAAGAATGGAATGGAGGATACAGAAATATAATGCATTTTTATGGTCATGTTCATAAGGAACTTGCATCTTTAGAAAATATTGCGTATCATGTTGGAGTTGACACCAACAATTGGCATCCAGTTAATGTGAAAAATTTTATAAAATGAAGAATGAACTTGTGTATTTTACTTGCACTATTGGACCGATTTATCGTAATCTTGTTCCTGATGGTGGAGATTTCCCTATGAGGCAAGCAGTAAAGAAAGCATATCTCGATTTAATTGGTGAAAATGCTTCAATGTGTTCTTCTGGTTGGGGAACAACTACAGAATTTTCCAAATTAATTCAGAAACTTGATCTTATGCGTTTCATAAATCATCCTGATTATGAAAGAATTAAAAGCGAAATAATGCAATGCGACAAATAAAGTTTAGAATTTGGGATCAGCATAAGAGAATTATGTCTTATGATGATAATTGGATATATAATGATGGAACTATTTACGAATCATCCGAAACAAAATTTAATACGCCAAATATTGAAATAGAATTTTGTTATGATTCAACTCCAATGCAATTTATTGGATTAAAAGATAAAAATGGTGTTAATATCTATGAAGGAGATATTGTTACTTTTGATAACAGAGAAATTGGCGGAGAAATTGTTGAAGGGGAAATAATGTGGAATGATGATATTACACTTGCTCCATTATCTTATGGCATTTGGGCACGCAAAGGATTTGTAAAAACGGATTTTTTAGGAGAAATTGAAGTTATAGGAAATATTTATGAAACCAATTGAATTTTTTCAGGAAAAATTTATTCAACTAAAAATGGAAGTTTTGAGTTGTAGAACAATAAAAGAATTAGAATTATTTGAAGAACATCTAATTGAATATATAGAAGAATTGGATAAATCTGAATTCAAAGATATTTTGGATGAATCTGCGGAAGACTTTGGAAGATTATTAGAAATGATTTATCTCATCAAAAAAGAATCTTCTGAAAATTAATTGGTTTAGGAGTTTTACTCACAACGCCCAATTCTTGTTCTGTAACAATTTTAAATTTCCAACCTTTTTCTTTACAATATTTTTCTGCCGCATTCCATTTCGCAGTATTAGTGGCAAAAGTTATTTCTTCGTTCAAACGTTTTTTTGTATTTTTTGTTGTCTTAGAAGCTGTTTTTAAATATGTTTGTCTTTTTGGTTTGACTTCGATTAAAAATATTTCTGCTTTATTGTTATTTGGATTAATTATTTTCACATAGAAATCCACAAAATAACGATGAAGTTTACCATCAATTCCTATATAAGGAATTACAATCCCTTCTGATGCCCAATTGATAATATCAGGTGATTTATCGAGATAAAGCATTACCTGAACTTCCCATCCACTTCTATAAACAACTTTATCCTTATTCAAACACTTTTCTTTATTTTTGGGAGTAAAAATTCCCTGAATATATTTTGACATTTCTCTATTTTTTATTATATTTATTGGTTGATAAAAAAACACAAAACAAAATTGAAAAAAATGAAAACCAAAACTATTAACAACGTTATTGAAAAGAAGATTGATTCTTGGCTTGAATCAATTAAAAAGGAAATCTCCAAAAATTTGAAAAAGAAAAATGAATTCGGAGAAAATTTTCATAAAGAAATTGGGAATCATATTATTGTAACTGGAGGTTGTATTACTTCTATGTTGCTTGGTGAGGAAGTAAACGATTTTGATGTTTATTTTGATTCAATGGAAATTTGTGAAAAGGTAGCAAAATTTTATTCTTTTCATGATTCCGAAATCAAAGAAAGTAAAAATGGTTTGAAGCTTTTTGTAGATTTATTCAAGGCTTCTGAAAAGAAATCTTCTGATGTTTTTGTCTTGAGTGCAACGTCTAATGCTATTACTCTTTCTAATGATATTCAGATTATTACGAGGTTTGTAGGAAATCCAGAAGAAATCCACAAAAATTTTGATTTTGTTCACACAAAGAATTATTGGTACAAGAACAAACTTGTTTTGAATCAAGATTCATTGGAATCAATTATCACAAAAGAATTGAAATATGTTGGAAGTCTTTATCCTGTTTCATCTATTTTTCGTTTGAAAAAATTTGTTGCTCGTGGTTGGACAATTACCGCAGGAGAAATGTTTAAAATTACTTGGGATATTTCTAAACTTGATCTTTCCGATGTTGATGTTTTGAAAGATCAGCTTGTTGGAGTTGATGTTTCCTATTTTAATTCTGTTATTGATAAACTTCAAAAATCAGATTACGTAACTTTGGATAGAAATTATCTGTTTGGAGTTATTGATGAAATTTTCAATTCGTGAAAAAATGATAATTAAATCTATAAATGACAATCAACATCAGATTATTTATGATATTTTAAAATTGCATAATAATTCGGAATCAATTGAATTAGACCCAACTTATAGCAAAGGAGTATTTTATAAAAATAGTAAAGGATTGATTGAAGAACCAAAATATAAATTTGATTTAATTCCTCAAACGGAAGATACAATTCAGGCAAGTTCAGATAATATTCCTTTAGAAAGTGATTCTATTAAATCTATAATGTTCGATCCTCCTTTTGTAATTTCAGGTAAAACTTGGAAGGATTCTGAAGATGAATCATGTAAAATAACAAAACGATTTGGTTGTTATTATTCTTGGGATGAATTGAAAGATCATTATTCAAAATCAATAATTGAATTCAATCGTTTGTTAAAACCAAATGGAATTCTTATATTCAAATTACAAAATACAATTAGTTCTGCCAAACAATATTTTTCTCATTATTATGTAATGAAAGAAGCAATCAATTTTGGATTTTATCCGATTGATGAATTTGTTTTGACTGCAAAATCAAAAATGACTTCTTTTGGCGGAAGATGGAAAACTCAAAGAAACGCTATGAAATATCATAGTTATTTCTTAGTTTTCAGAAAAACTCCTTGTAAAATAGATTACTCATCAAACATATGACTCGTGTAAATTTAATTTCGCCAATTTGTCTCTATGATCAGCATCTTATTGCAGAATGGAGAGAAATTCCTCGCATTCCAAATTTGGTAAAAAAACTTTTGGAAAGTAAAGGAACTTTTGCTATTCTTAAAGATCTTCCCGAAAATTACACTTTGGGCAAAAATCATGTGAGATTTTTCTACGATAAACTTCAATTTATTAAAGATCGGCATGATGCTCTGAAACTTGAAGGCAAACGTAGAGGAATTAATCTTGATTCAATTACAATCGATCTCGAAGAATTTCCAAAATTTTTCAAAAATAATTTTGAACCTTCAAAAAAAGATGTTAAATTGAGTCTGAGTAGAATAAAAGAAAAAATCGATTTGAAACCATCATTTTACAAATATCACAAACTTTAATTATTGAATTATGTCACATTTTTCTGTACTTGTTATTAACACGAATGGTCATTACGACGTTGAAGAGAGTCTTGCTCCGTTTTCGGAAGAACTCGAAGTAGAATTTGAAGATTGTACTTATGAGGTTAGAGATAGTTGGGAGGAATTTTCTGCTCTCGACAAGGAACGATATGATAACTCTTTTCATGATTTTGCCTTGGATTATTATGGTTATAATGAGTTGAATGGGAAATATGGTTATTGGACTAATCCTGACGGAAAATGGGATTGGTGGGTAGTTGGAGGTCGTTGGGGAAATATGATTCCATGTAAGGATGGTTCAAGAGTTGATAAAGCATGTATTAAAGATATTGATATGAATATTTTTAAATGTGATCCTAAAGTTTACGCAGAAAGTCTAAGGTTTTGGGAACTTTATGTTGAACAAAAACCAGCAGAATCTGCATCTGATAAAAAACTTATTGAATTTGTTTTGTATAACAAGGAATGGTTTGTTGATCGTTATCATACAAAGGAAGAATACGCAAACCAGACATCTGCTTTTGCCACATATGCTGTTATTAAGGATGGTGAGTGGATAGGACGTGGTGAGATGGGATGGTTTGGTTCATCTACTGAAACTAATGAAGAAGGATACAAATGGGATGAAACTTATTTTGAGAATTTTATTGCGAATCTTCCTGAAAATGCATATATTACTGTTGTTGATTGTCATTGTTAAATAGAACAAAAATGAAAGATGTGTTGCTGCTTAATTCCTCTTTTGAGGCATTTAGTATAATTCCAGTTGAAAAAGCTGTAAATCTTATTTTGAAAGAAAAGGTTGAAATCTTACATTCGCAAGAAGACAAACCTCTTAGGTCAGTTCATTTTGAACTTGATTATCCAGAAGTTATCAGATTGAGATCTTACGTTAGATGGAATAAGAGAAATATTGCTCCAACAAAGAAAGCAATTATGGAAAGAGACAATTTTATTTGTCAATATTGTGGAAAAAAACTATCTAATAGAGAAGCAACAATAGATCATATTATTCCAAAAAAAATGAAAGGTGGAAATACATGGGATAACATGGTTTGTTCTTGCGAAAAATGCAATAAAAAGAAAGGAGATCGAACACCAAAAGAAGCAGGAATAACATTGAATACAAGACATTTTTATCCTTCGTTCTTGGCATATTTTCATAGTTATTCTATTAATAATTCGATTGATTCTTGGAAACCTTATATTTTTCTCATTTAAAAAAACAAAAACAAAAACAAAATGAAAAACACTAAATTTACTGAACATGACATTATTTCAATTAAGCTGACTACAAAAGAAGAGGTTGTAGGAAAGTTTATTGAGACAAAAGATGATATTTGGATTATTTCCAAACCATTTATTCTCACAGCAAATCAGAATGGTTTGGGATTTGTTCCATTTATTATTACTGCATCTGAGCTTGTCAACGAAATTGAAATGAATAGCAATAATTTTGTTGGGGTTGCTTATACAGAAACCGAAATTAAGAATGCTTATATTCAGAATACAACTGGCTTAACTTTGATTTAAAAATTAAAATTAAAAAAAAAATGATTACTCTTTCACAGGAACAAATTGACAATATTATTGAGAACGCAAAGCCTGATATTATCAATTCACTTAAAACAGAAGCAGTTAAAACTATTACTACTAATTTTAATTATGCTGCATCAAATTTAATTACAGAGGCAGTTAAGAAATGGACAGCAGAAGAAGTAATTCCCGAAATTCTTTCTTCTCTTACAGAATCTAAAGATGGTCTTATTCAAGTTGGAGTTAAGGCTGGAACGGAAATTGTTGAAGAGTTCGCAAAAGCCATGACCATGCAAATCAAAGAATCTATGGAATCTTCTTGGAAACGACAGAACTTGATTAAAACTCTTATGGGATTATCATGAAAAATAAGTTCATATTGTTTTCCTTATCAGAAGAGGAAAAAGAACAATTTCTTTTCTATGTGAAAAATGATTCCAAGACTTGTCCTCATTGCAATTCTAAAGAAGTTCATCTTGCAGCAGAAAATATTATAAAAAATATTTGCATTGTTGACTTGGAATGTGTAGATTGTGGTCGTGAATGGTCAGAAAATTATAATTATGAATTTTTAAAAACAAAACAAAATGAAAAACAAAATGAAATTTAATGATGATAATGTAATTGGTCTTGCAGGATGTTTTGGCATTCTGTTTGTAATGATTGTTTCTATGGTTCTGAACGCATTTACTTTTCCTTACGTGATTAACACTTGGTTGATTCATTTTGGAAAGGTTCCTGTTGTTCTTTGGTGGCATGGACTTCTTATTGGATTTGTTCCTGGTATTGGTCAGCTTGGTCTTATTCTTGCTCTTATCACATGGATTGCCACGCTCTTTATCTAATCTAAAATAAATTATGAAACATTTTCTGATTGGTTTCAAAACTTATGAAGGCGATGGAAACGTTGTTATTCAATCGACTTATTTTCCTTCTGTTTGGAAAATAAGGGATGAAGTAGAAAAAAGATATAATGTACGAATTGACAATAAATTTGATATAAGTATAACTTTTGTCTATGAGTTCAAGTCTCATATGGATTGGAGAAATTTTATATCAGGAGATTTTGACGATAAACTAAATGAAAACAAAAATGAATACTGAAATTCTTACTTATTTAACCTTCGCTTCTGGTTATACAGAAGGATATTTGGAAGTTGAGTCAGAATCTTTTGAGTCTTTTAAAGAAGGTTTAAAATTATTCTATGAAGATTACCGAGAAGAACAAGCAGAAATTTTATATAGCTTTTACGAGAAAGGATATATATTTGGCAAATCTACAAACGAGTTCAACAAAGCAATGAACACAATCAAAGCATCTCTTAATTAACATGAAAAAGAAATCAGAAGAAATTCTTTCAAATAAACCTAAATCATCTAAAAAGGTCAAAAAAGAATTTGTACATGAAGAATTTTTTTCGTTAATTACTTTTGACCAACTCGCAGGGGCATTTTTAGATTTGCTTGATGGAATATATGAATTTCAAGATATTCAACATTTTACTGGACTTTCAGAAGAACGTTGTAAAAATATTTTGAATATCAGAAATAATTTAAAAAATAATTCAAAATGAAAATTGAAAATGGCGTATTAGATTTTGATGGAAAACTGACAGGATTTTCCCCAAATGGCGATATTGTCAGTTGTACCATCGACGGAACTAAAGTTCTGATTCCTATGCATATAATCGTTAGGTTGTATGAAGGATGTAAATGGCATCATGAAAAAAATAGTAATGTTAGTTGGGAAGACTTTTTGGATGATTTGTTTAATAATTGCAGATAAAAAAAATAATGCTTGATTTCTTTTACGTAAAATTTGGAAAACTCCTTTATTCTTTTTATAATGGGTTGCAGGTAAATAAAATTTATCAGCATTTTCTGAAATGTGATGAATCCACGGAAAATAATTCTAATTAAAATAAACCAATAATGGCTCTCGACCAATACGCATATAAAGTTAGAGCAGAATCAGTTATTGATGATTTCAATTATGATATAGGAAAAGATTTCCCAAATTACATTGAAATTCATTATTGGAGAAAACATCATAATTTGCATCGATGGATGGAAAATCTATATAAAGAAAAAGGTGGGGAAAACATATTTAATTGTTGCCCTCTTCGCCTTACTTTAGAAGATTTGGATAATCTCGAAAAATATGATGATATTGATGAAAATGATTTGAAATTTATTAAAAACGCAAGAAAAGTTTTAAATGAAGGTTTCGCACTTTATTATGATTCTTGGTGGTAATTGTTTCTCTGAAAAACATTAATCCTATTTAAAAATGAGCTATACAATCAGAATTAAATCTAACGAACATTCGGAAAAAGTACTGAAACATCTTTTTGATATTGGTTATAAATGGAGCGATGGTTCTGCATTTCGTTATAATATGACGACGAATCATAGTCGAACATATTTCATATTCTATCCTAAAGAAAAACGCATTTTCTATTCTCTTGGAGATACTGTTTCATGTGGAAATGCTGAAGTAGAACTGATTGGAACAGTTTCTTACGAACTTAAAGAAGTTAAAAGAAAAGTTGTAAAAGTCGGAGAACTTTCGTATTATGAAGATGAACTCGCAAATGCCTTGAAAAACATTAAACCTATTTAAAAATGACTCACAACGAAATTATCGGCTGCTGGGAACTGTGTTCTGACCTTATTGACAAATATAAACTTACTTGTGAGAGGTACACAGAACGCTTTAAACTCTTCGATGAGAAAAATAATTTGCTATTTGTATGTGAAGATGTTAATGAACTTAACGCTTTCTTGATGGGCTTTACTTATCCTAAAATCTACGGTAAATAATTTGCAAGTCTTAACAAAATTTCTTATCCTTAAGAAGTTTCATTAATCAAACAGGAGTTTTACTATGGGTCTTGATATGTATCTCAATGCTAAAGTGTATCTTTCCAACTTTGACGATAGGAAAGAGACAATTGACGCTATTGAACATGCTAAATCAATTGCTTCTTCTTTTGGTCTTCCCGAATCTTGGAAACCTAAAACTATTGAGTTTAACGTAATCTATTGGAGAAAGGCTAATGCCATTCATAATTGGTTCGTTAAGAATGTTCAAGCAGGTGTGGTCGATTGTGGAAGTTATGACGTATCTTCATCTGATATTAAAAATCTCTTGAATGTCATTAATGTCATTCTTGATGAAGATTCTAAACAGAAACAGGAAAAACTAATTATCGAACTTCTTCCTCCTACTTCTGGGTTCTTCTTTGGCTCTACTGCAATTGATGAATATTACTTTGAAGACTTGAAAGATACTAAAGAAACCTTTGAGAAACTTCTTGAAGTCTACGGAGCCGATCCTAAATGTTCTTGGTGGCTTGAGTATAGATCTTCTTGGTGAAAAAAAAAATATTTGGAAATCCTACAAAATTTCTTATCTTTCTTTGTAGGATTTCCAAATAAAACCATTCTAATTCTTAAATGATGAGATTATGTGCTACGCTTTGAGAATTTCAGTTGGAAAATATAAATTTGATAATGGTAAACCTTCTGTTACTATTAACAAACTTCTTCCTGAACGCTTTAAAACTTTGGAAGAAGCAGAGAATGAAAAAAAGAAGATAAAAAGCTTTTATGATTCTGTGAAAATTATTTGCTTGGATATGTGAATCGCTTTCATTACATTTATAATGATGCTAATGGCTATCGAATCAAATTAAAATATCATGTCTAAATATTATTTCTACGCGCTTTCCGATAATTTTACTGGCGATTATCCCATTGATTATTGTTCTGGATTTGCCAATACTAAAACTGTCGTGGCTTTTCATTCTAAAAAAGAACGTGAAACTTGGCTTAAATCAACCAAACTTCTTACTGCTAAACCAATCTCCAGAACACAAGCAGAAAAATTTACAAAATGGGAAAAAGGTGAATATTATGGCTATTCTTGCGAAAAAGTCAAACCCGTTCGCTTGCTTCGTAATGGTGATTTTATTATCTTAAAGAAATCTTCAAATTGATAAAAAATGAAATGGTTTAGTTTCGAAAAAAGCAATGAGTACTATAATTGGTCTGAAATAGTTATAGGTAAATTGAAAAATAGATATATATTTACTATCTTCGCAAGTTCTAATACAGATGATGAAATTTTTCGCTTTAGTGTTTATATATCAGATTTGATGGGTCTTTCAATTACTCTAAATATCTGGAAATTTGGTTTAATTGTAAATTTCCTTGAGAAAGGTATTGATGAATTTGAATAACATAAAACCTATTTAAAATGAATTACAAAATCAAAATCAAATCTCCTGAACATTCGATGAAAGTTGAGAAGCATCTTTTCTCTCTTGGTTATACTTGGGCTTATAATTCTATTCTATATTTTGATAGAATAAAAATTATAAACTATCCTATGTATTTTTTCTTCGGAGAACTCAATTGTTACGGGGAAGTCAAAAAAATTTATTGGTCTGATAGAGAAAAAAAATTCATCGTGTCTCACAACAAAGAAGTAGAACTCATAGAAACAGTTTCTTACGAACTCAAAGAAGTTAAAAGAAATGTTGTGAAAGTTGGAGAACTTTCCTATTATGAGGATGAACTCGCAGATGCCTTGAAGAACATTAAACCTATTTGACAATGATGTATAAAATCAAAATTCATTCTCCTGATCATTCAGAGAAAGTTCAAAAACATTTGTTTTCAATTGGTTACACTTGGACTGATAGCACTACAGACTTAAAACATCTTGACGCTGTTGGAATAATATTTAATGGAAAGTTTAAGGAATTTTTTTATATGAAGTCTTTTAATGAATGGAAAGATGTTCTTGAAGTTCAACTGATTGAAAATATTTCTTACGAACTCAAAGAAGTTAAAAAAAATGTTGTAAAAGTCGGAGAACTTTCCTATTATGAGGATGAACTGGCAGAAGCTTTGAAGAACATTAAACCAATTAGTTAAATGATTAGGAAAGTAGGTTTGTCTAAATTGGATGATGAAAACAGAAATTATTTTGATTCAACAGAAAAATATTCCAAATTATCAAACCAAAAATATGAACATCTCGAAATAAACAAATGCATATATAAAAATTCAGGAATATTGTGGGAAATTGTTGATAATGAAGAAGTGACTTTTTATATCTATAAATAATTTGGAAATGGAGTAGGAATTTTTTATATTTGTTTGTGATTTTTGCGCTCGTAGCTCAGTTGGTAGAGCATCACACTTTTAATGTGAGTTGCGAAGGTTCGAGTCCTTCCGGGCGCACAAGTATTATTGACGAACGGTATGCCATCTCCCGGCTTACTGTGGAGTGCATATCGGTCTATCTGACAGTAGACGAAACATTAGCCGAAAAGAGTGTCAGCTATGGTGCATAGTTTTTATGTTCGTCAATAATACTTTGATATTGTAGTGTAAGAAGCACGCCGTCGTCAAAATGGGCGCGGAAGTGAAGGTGCGAGTCCTTTCAATATCACAAAATAAAAGAGAAAGATTTTGGAAGTTTCTCGAAGAATCCTTATCTTTGTTTATGTTCTTTGAAATTGATGCCGCCTTGGTGTAATTGGTAGCCACACACGGTTTAAGCCCGTGTGCCGAAAGGCGTGAGAGTTCGAATCTCTCAGGCGGTACAGATTTAAAAGTAAACAAATAAACTGAAATTATCATGAAAATTTTAGTAGACGTAAGAGTGTTCCATGACGGGGGATGTTCAGAAGATGCCACAATTGAGATCACTAAAAAAGATATAGAAGAGCTTGCACAACAGAAAGCTTTAGAACTTATAGAAGGTCTTTCTGCGTCCACGTTAGGCATTGAGATTAAAACTACTTTTTCTTTTTGTGATTAGTTCTTGTTTATTTTGGAAGTTTGAGTTCTTTTGTAACAATTGAAGGTTCGACACCCTAACCGAATAGTTCATCGGCAATGTTACATTTTGGAAGTGCGCCAGAGTTGGAGAGCTGGGGCAGACTGTAAATCTGTTGCGTTTACGCTGAGTAGGTTCGATTCCTACCACTTCCACAAAATTTCAAAAAGATTAAACAAAATCTTTACCTTGTTCAAAAAAACCTTGTTTATCTACTGGGTTTTTTTGTTTTTACAAAATTTTCAGTATATTGTAACTGTTCGATGAATTTTCTCCACAATAAAAAAACTTTTATCACAATGGCGATAGACTTTAAATTAATCGACGACGTATATAATAATTCTAATTACGTTAAAAATTCTCCTGCTGCTGTTAAACAAATTTTTTCAGGATATCTAAAAGAAATTGAAAAAGATATTGCTGCTTTCGAGTATGGCCATAACCCTGAAAAGAATTTGGATTTATCTGATTTGATTGAACATCGAAAAGATTATAAAAATAAAGTTGTAAACGTTTTATTTCAAATTTCAAAAAATAATACTTATGTTGATTGCTAAAATTTGGGAATCTTCTGAATTGAAAGGATTGAAAGGAGATGACGGCGAAACTTTTTGTGTATTTTTGAAAGACCTTGATAATGTTTTCGCTTCAGGTTGGAAATGGTTTTTTACAAAAGAAGAAGCAAAAAAATTTGCAGAATATGTGAAAAATTTTGCAAATTAATTGCGAAATGCTTATATTTTAGTCATTCATTAACCAATCAATCAAATATCATGAAAATCAAAGATTTAATCGAATTATTGAAAACTTTCGATCCAGAAGAACCCGTTGCTAATGTTCTTTGGCTCAAAGAAGACATCAGAACAGCCTGCGAAATGCTTGATATTGATTTCAATTCTTTTTCCTCAGAAGAAATTGAATTGATTCTCGAAGATATTTCTAATTCAGATTTGACAACGGAAGACTGGAACGTTGTGCATGACAAAATTGAAGAAATTTATTCACAAAAATCTTGATCAAAATGGAATATCCTTCTACTGACATTTTTTATATGATTGATAAAAATGGCAACAGAACAGTAAGAAAGGTTCGAGATGATTTTGATTGGAAAAAAGAATATCCAAATAAACCTAAACCTGAACCTTATTCTTGCTCTTATCATAATCCTCCAATTGCAGAAGTATTGCGAAATATTGCTAAAAAAACTGTTCTTGGAGATATGTAAATTATTCGTTATAATCCTTCCAGACTTCCACACGTCAATCAGGTTCAATTTTATTTCAAGATTGACTGAAATGTACTGCCAGTTTTAATTTAAAAAACAAAAATATATAAATAAAATGAATCAAAATATCTTCGATGTTATTACAATGAATGGAGAAATTGTTTCTTCAATTCTTGTTCCAGAAAATGATTCGATTTTTATTTCAAAAATTTATGGAAAAGATTATATTGATAATCTTTCTGAATGTAAAGGCGAAGAAGTGAAAATTATAAAACGAATTGAAATAGATAAACATTACAAACATAATAAACAAAACGAAATTATCTGAATTTTTTAAAAGATTAATAAAATTCAATCAGAAAATATTTTCATAAATTATGCTTTGGAAATAACTTTTAAAACCTTATATTGGTTTGTTCTCTAAAACTTTCTAAACATAAGAAGAAAATGGATAACAAAATTAAATCAAAAGTGCTTTCTGCTATTCCTAAAGGAAAAGAAAACGCAATTAGCGCAAAAAACCTTGCCATTTCTCTCGGATTGCCTTCTAATAATCAACAAGTTATTCTCAGGAAAATTATAAAAATTGCTATAGAAGAAGATGGAGAACTTATCGGCTCAACTACATCAACACCTCAAGGTTTTTTCTGGATTGAAAATAAAGAAGAACTAATTTCTTATCTTGATTCTCTCGAAAATAGAATTAAAAAAACAATTAATAGAAGAAATTCTTTAATTGAAAATTGGAACCAAAAAAATAAAGCAGGAAGAGATAAATTTTATACTTCAAAATTTTAATCTCAATTAAATAAATTAAAAAAAACCTTTTCCCAATAAATAAGAAAAGGTTTTTTATTTTTTGGAAAATATAACAACATTCATTATATTTCTTCTATGGAAATTTATTTCTAAAAAAACAGAAATTATAATGATAACGATTTCTCACGGCAACGGAAAAATTTCTAAGAATTGCCTCATATTCAACCTTCCAACAAAAGTTTGTAATGGAGAAAATAAACAATGTAAAAAATGTTATGCTCTAAAAGCAGAATATTTATATCCTACAGTTTTGCCCTACAGAATTAATAATTATAATAAATCTAAATCTAAAAAATTTGTAGAAAATATTTCTAAACAAATTAAATCTTCCAAAAAAAAGTATTTCAGAATTCACGAAGCAGGAGACTTCTATTCCCAAATTTATATCAATAAATGGATTGAAATTATTCGCAATAATCCTGAAAAAATGTTCTTTGCTTTTACTAAAAAATATCGTAAATTTGACTTTACGGAAATGGAGAAATTACCAAATTTTAATCTGATAATTTCTAATCCGAACGGAATTAAAAATTATGGCTCAATCGATTATTGCCAAAAATTGGTGGAAGAAGAAGGTTTCTTCCTTTGCCCAGACGGATTGAAAGAAAATATTAAATGTATGGAAACTTGTTTTGCTTGTTTTACAGAAAAAAAAGTTTGCTTTAAACAACATTAAAAAAAAAAAAGAAAATATAAAATGAAATATTCCATGTTTGTCGTTGTTGAAAAAAAAGAATTTATGGCAGGAAGTTTAGATATTCCTCAAAAAATTCTCAGAAATATTAAAGATTTTATTGATTTTCTCGGAAAAACTTCTTATATCCAGCTTGGATATGAAGACGACGAAGAATGTTACTCGTTTAAATTCGCAAAAGATTATTTTCAGGTTTTTTCGTATAATGAATTGGTTTTGTGCGGATATAAAATTTAAAAATATAGAAGGAATTAAAGGCATAAACAAATAATAAAATTCAATCGTAAAAAAAATGAATAAAAATATCCAGAATTATATTTCCGGTGCTTGCCCAAATTGCGGCAATAAAGAAGGCGAAGAAACTTATTTCGAAGAAACTAACGGCCAAATCGTTAGAAACATCTATTGCCCCAACTGTGACTCTTATACACAAGCAGTTTATCTAATCCATTCAGTTAATTTCTTCCAAGAAGAACAAGAATAACATAAATCATTTTCTTTAACTTATTTAAGAAAATTATCCAATTCAAATATTTTTTATTATGAACTTAAACGATTTTCATCTTTCTAAATTTTATTCCAATTTTGATAATTCACCCTTTGAAGCTCTACTACATGTCGATAACTCAACCGCTCTAATACATAAATCTAAAATTCCTGACTCAAATTCAATCGTTTTGACCAATTTACTAAATAAAAAAAGATACTTTAGAAATATTCGCGCTGAACATGAAATAAACGAAACCAATTTCTTTATCTTTAACTTATTTTGATTTTATCTAAATTAGATTATATCAATCCTTACCTTTTCCCCATAATCATTTGATTAAATATTGTTACCTCGACAATTCCTACAGAAAAAAATTTGAAGTACTTGCATTTCTACAATTTTTTCCTTATTATTGTTTGTTGGTTACTTGTTAACAAAAATTTACTACTCAAATGAATATCCATTCCCTTTCTACATTCTCCTTTCCTGAACTTTCCCCAATTGCTAAGGAAAATGCAATTGAAAAAATTCGTTATTCAAATTCATTTTTAAACTATGAATGGTATGATTACATTGTTGAAGATTTCAAATCAGAAAATGAATTGTTCGAAATCGATAAGGTTTATTTTTCCGGCTTTTGTTCACAAGGAGACGGAGCAATGTTTACCTATACAAACATTCACGAAAAACTAATTGATAAATATCTCGAAACTACTTCCCTTCCCAATTGGAAAAAAGAATTGATAAAATTTGCCCGAATTGTTGCTAACGGAAAGCATAAAGGACATTATTATCACGAATTTTGTGCAGAACATAATATCCAATTCATCAAAAATAATCTATATAATTCTTATCCAAACATTGCAGAATTTTTAGATAATATTTTCCCTGATATTGAAGACTTCATTATTGATACATATCAAGACATTTGCAGAACTTTGTATAGAAACTTGGAAAAGGAATATGATTATTTGAATTCGGATGAAAGAATTACAGAATATGCCATTATCAATAAAATAGAATTTACTGAAAGTGGAAACATTTTCAATTCAGAATGTTTCACGTGAAACATTTTCAGGAAGTTTTTTTTGGAAGTTTCTTAAAAAGTGTTATATTGTATTGTTGGTAAAGCAAACACTAACAAAAATTTGATACTAAAATGCGTAATAACATTATTCAAATTGACGTTACAACGAAGAAAAATTCAATTCAGAAAACATTTTGGAAAGTTGAAAAATATTTAAGTGATTTTCCATATATTGACAGAGGATATTGGAGGTCAATAGGAGAATTGAGATATGAAACAATTATCTCACAAGTTGACGGAGAAAATTCTGGAGCATATGATATACCAATTTCTAAACAAATTTTGCTTAGAAATCGGGCATTAGGGAAAATTCGGGTAAGGTTTTATGATAATGGGCGATATGAAATCAAATCAGATTTTCCAAGTTATGGCGAAACTTTGAGTATATCAGAGAAGGAATTTTTGATTAAAAGTATTATCCCATATATGGAACAATACATATATACAAATAAAGCAGTCATGGAGAAGGAGGCTAACGAGTACTTTATCAAGCATATTGATAATCAGTTGGCCGAATATCAGGAACGATATAACGTTCTTTTATCAGAAAAAGAAAATTTGATTAAGAAAATCCCTTCATAAAATGGAGGGATTTTTGTTTTATTTAGGTTTTTTTGATAAAATGGTTTAAAAATTAAGGTGGAGGAAAATATTTCTGGGGGAAAAAGGAAACCAAGTAAGGCAAAAACGTTGAATTGCCTTAAAAAATTAAGTTTTGGTAATTTGTTAAAAAGTGTTATATTGTATTGTTGAATAAGGAAATGGAATAACAATTCAAATTTTATTTCAAAATGAAATCTATCGATGAAATCCATGCCGCAATCTCAGTTTGCGACAATGTTATTGAAAAACAAAATCAAATTATCGATAATCCGAAAAATGAATTGAATATTATATTGAATGCAAATGATGTTCGTTCAAGGTTTTTGATTAGAAAAAGAATTTTTGAATGGATTATGACAGACGACTATACAAACAGTTGGATATAAACTTTTCAATCCAATTTTAAAAGCGAAATAAGGGCGAAAACTTTTTTGGTTTTTGTCTTTATTTGTCTTATTATTGGTATGTATTATTGATATTGTTTGTGTTTGTCTCATGGCGTTATTAATCTTTAAATTGGATTTTTCAACATGGAAACTTTTAATCAAAAATCTACTCTTCTTTTAGGTGAACAAATTATTGTTCTGAATTATTCCCTTGTTTCTTTCCCCAATTTTCCCTTTATTCTTTTTCTTAATTGAATTCAAAACATTCCATTCTTATTTGAATTAATTCTAAATAAGCATTTTCAGAGAATGTTCTATTTAGAATTAATTCAAATAAGATTTTTTTTGGATTGATATATTATATAAGGCGGCAAAAAAAGTTTTGGGAATTGTTAAAAAAATGATTAGATTGTATTGTTGGTGAATTGAATGTTTTTGGTTCCTGAAAAAATCTGAAAAAAAGTTTTGGGAATTAAGAAAAAATGATTAGATTGTATTGTTGGTGAATTGAATGTTTTTGACTTAAATCTTAAATTTTACTCTCATGAAAACCACGACATCTTACACGGAAATCGGCGAAGCCATTGCCGCGTTCGGCCTTAATTTTGAAGTAGAAAAATCGCCCTTATATATCAATAAAGGCGGATTGCAGAAAATTGGCGGCAAGGTTGCCACCGTCCGAACAGACACGAAAAAGGTACTAGGAATTGTCGGGGAAAGTTATGAAATAGTTCAGAATTCTGATCAATTCGGAGTATTTCAGGAATTCGCGGATAAAGGTATTATATCATTTGAAAATGGCGGAATTTTCGACGACGGCGCACGAACTTATATCCAAGCGGTTTTGCCGGAAACGATTGAAGTAAATATTGATCGCGGAGACGTTATCCGCAAGTTTATCACGTTATGTTCGTCTCATGACGGTTCGCTTGCACTTCAGGCTTTTGTAACGCCCACTAGAATTGTATGCACTAATACTTTCCAATATGCAATCCAGAACGGTGAGCATAAGGTCAAAATAAAGCACACAAAAACCGCTCAGGAAAAACTTGAACAGGCTATCGATACAATTCAAAAAGCACTTGATATATATAAAGGTTTCGATGAATTCATTTCGGCAAGCTTGCGGACGAAAGAATACAACGAAAAAGAAACGGAAAAATTTGTTGAATTGATTTTACCGTCGAAAGGTAAAGAAATTTCAACCAGAACGAAAAACATGCGGATTGAATTACTTGAAACAATTCATTCTGGTATTGGACAAGCGGAAATCCCCGCAAACAACCTGTACAAGCTTTTTAACGGAGTGACATGCTATACCAATAACGTTCTTCCCGCAAAAGGTAAAGGCGAAAAAAATCCTTTTGAATTCGTCACGTTTGCAACGGGAAATAGCCTCAATTCCCATGCGTGGAATGTGGCAAACAACGTACTAAAAAATGATATGATACTTGTCTAAACATATCTTTCAACCAACAAAAAGGGAATGAATTTTCATTCCCTTTTTTATTTCAATTTCGAAAGCGAAAGCGAAACGCAAACGAAAATCAATCTAATATATCTTTTGTCTGTTATATCTTTCAATTGAATGATATATTTTCAATCTAATATCTTTCATTATGTTTTTTTATATCATTTGTTTCATCGGGTTGTTTCTTTTCTGTTTGCGTTATGTTTTTTTTCAATTCAATCTTGTGATATTGTTTGTATATATTGTTTGTATATTTTGTTCTGGAAAAAACAGTTATTTTGTATATTTTGGCTATATATCCCAGGGTAGAGACACCTCCCCAATCATTCTCCAACAAATAAAAAAATTTTTTTCTGCATAGAAATTCTTAAAAGTAAAAATCTCCAACAAATAAAAAAATTTTTTTCTGAATAGAAATTTCTATGAAGTAAAAAATCTCCAACAAATAAAAAAATTTTTTTCTGCATAGAAATTCTTAAAAGTAAAAATCTCCAACAAATAAAAAAATTTTTTTCTGAATAGAAATTTCTATGAAGTAAAAAATCTCCAACAAATAAAAAAAATTTTTTTCTGCATAGAAATTCTTAAAAGTAAAAATCTCCAACAAATAAAAAAATTTTTTTCTGAATAGAAATTTCTATGAAGTAAAAATCTCCAACAAATAAAAAAATTTTTTTCTGAATAGAAATTTCTATGAAGTAAAAATCTGTATAGAAATAAAAAAATTTTTTTTTTTAAAATGGAATTGAGGGGTGGGAATTATAAATATATATATTAAAAAACAAAAGACAGGAATGAAAAGGTTCAAGGAATTTTTAAATGAGTCTAAGCAAGTTGGGACTTTATATCATTTCACGAGTGTTAAGGGGCTACAAAGTATTTTAAGTAATAATGTTCTTGGTGTATTTAGCAGGCCTGTTTCGTTAACTCGTGACAAAAATCTTCACAAGAGTCGGACAGCGGATAGTCTTAAAGGAGTCAGGTTTTCGTTGGAGATAGATGGTGACAAACTAAGTAATAGGCATAAGATTGTACCTTACAAGGATACGATATGGTTAAAAAGAGGTGCAGAAACTGAATCGGAAGAGAGAGTAAAACCCCCCATTAATAATATAGGTGATTACATTAAATCTATAAGTATTCATAATAAGCATGGCGAGGATTATGATTCTATTAGTGATGAAGAAGAAAAAGTTATAAGAAATGTAAAAGCAAAGGGGATAAAATTTAAATACAACAAATATTTAAACAGAGTTGATAAAATTGATGAAGAGTTTGAGAAGCGAGAGTATTCTGGATATTCGGGATCTAGTTCTGGAGGAGTTTACAGAGAGAAAGAAACTGGGGAAGAATTTTTCATTAAGCATCCTTATAATTCTGAGCAAGCAAAAACAGAAATTCTTTCATCCAAGATACATAGTTTACTTGGGTTACGAACTTTGAATCCAGAATTAAAAAGTGGTATTGTGAGTAATAGGATATCTATTTCCACGAGGATGAATCGCAACATGGAGCCAATTAAGGAAGGGGACATGTATAATTTTTCAAAGGAAGATCATAAGGATATAGGGAAGATATATGTAGGGGGGATTTTGGTTAAAAACTGGGATGCTCTTGGGAGTGGGATTGAGTATGGTCAGGGGAATGTAGGAAGGGACAGGAAAGTGGGCAACTTAATATCTTTTGATCATGGAGGTTCTTTTGAGTTCAGGGCGAATGGGTTGCATAAAGATTATGGATCTTCTGATATATCTGAAAAGGATAGTTTTCTTGATTCCGATATATCAGAAGGTGCGCATATTTTCAATAATTCTTTAAAGAGACCTTATGTCAAGTCACACATTCGAAGTATTGTAAGGAATCTTGATATGAATAAGGTAAAAGATTTATTTAAAGATTCTGGTCTAAAAAATTGGGAAACTCTTCATTCACATTTTGTAGAAAGGCACAAAAAACTTTTATCGAGTAAATTTTAAAATGAAAAGGTTCAAGGAATTTTTAATAATAGAGGGGAAGCAAGTCGGAACTTTATATCATTATACCACATTTGAGAATGGTGATGAGATATTAAGGAGTAACAGGTTGCATGATCATTATGGAATAAGTGGTGGAAAGGTTTCGTTCACTCGGAACAAGAATTTGCATAAAAATCCTGATATAAGTGTTGGGATGGACATGTCGTTTGAATTTTCTGGTGATGATATATCCAACAATCGCAAGATAAAGCCATTTCATGATAGTAAATATTTTGTTGGGTCTAGGCATAGGAGAAACAAGGAGAATTCGGAAGCTGAGGAAAGGATAGATGGGCCATTAGAGGGGATAAGTAATAGGATAAAAACTATCAGAATACATTCGTTACCTTTATTCAAAGACGACCCTGAATATCTGGAAAACATAAAGAAGAGGGCGAAAGAGTTGGGGATACCAATTAAGGAGGAGTGAGATAAAAAAAAAAGTTTCTGAAATTTTTTTAAATTGATTTTCAGAAACTTTTTTTTTATTTAATATATTTTGAATTAATCAGGATACAATTTTTTATAAAGAGGATGTTTAGCTATTGCTTCTCTGACATATGGGTCGCCATCATTAACGAGTTTATCGACATGATGTTGTTGTAAATTTGGGTGAGCAGCTATTACTATTTTGACATATTTATCTTTATCATCAACAAGTTTATCGATATGATGTTGTTGCAAATCTGATCGTTTTGCTATTGCAATTTTAACAGCAGGATTTTCATCTTCAACAAGTTTATCGATATGATGTTGTTGTAATTTTGGATGTTTGGCTATTGCTTTTCTGACATATATATCTTTATCTTCAACAAGTTTATCAATATGATGTTGTTGCAAATTTTGATGTTTTGCTATTGCTTCTTTAACATTTCCATATTCAGCACCAACAAGTTTATCGATATGATGTTGTTGTAATTTTGGATGTTTTGTTATTGCAGCTTTAACAAGAGAACTATCATCGTCAACAAGTTTATCAATATGGTGTTGTTGTAATTTTGGGTGTTCAGCTATTGCTTCTTTAACACCAGGAGAGGCAGCATCAACAAGTTTGTCAATATGGTGTTGTTGTAATTTTGGATGTTCAGCTATTACTTTTTTAACAATTCCATATTCATCGCCAACAAGTTTATCGATATGATGTGGTTGCAAATTTGGATGGTTAGCTATTGCTTTTCTAACATATAGGCTGACATCATTAACAAGTTTATCAATATGATGTTGTTGTAATTTTGGATGTTGTCTTGCTATTGCTTTTCTAACATCAGGGTCGTTATCATCAACAAGTTTATCGATATGATGTTGTTGTAAATTTGGATGATCAACTATTGCTTTTCTAACAGAACTATTATCATTAACAAGTTTATCGATATGATGTGATTTAAGTCTTTTATCAGCTATTGTTTCTTCTGTATGGGATAATATTAATGAATCAAAATGTTTATCAAAATTCTCATCAGAAGTAAAAGCGGGGTGTTTGCCCTGCCATTGAGAAACATTCCTCAATTCAGGATTTCTTTTTAAAAATTCATTAACATCAATTGGATGATTCTTTTCATCTTGATATTGACCACCATTTTCATGCTGGAATTGATATTTAGCTATCTTACCATTTTCATCTCTAGCACGGACAAAATATAATGGTCCAGATGCGTTATAACGGTCAAACATATTATCGTTAGAAGGAGTACCATCCTCATTTGTACTAGCAGTACACCATTTAGTATTTTTACCATACAAACAAGCAGCTTTTTTTGTTTTCAAATGATGAACTGTAATACCATTCTTTTCAAAAATTTTATCAGCACCTTCGATTTTTTCTGTTATATCTCTTTGTCTATTGGAAACACTACCAATATGAGGCTCCAAAGCACTATCTAACTCAGAAAGATTGGCATAATTATTCAAATCTCTAACAGCCAATTTACTCTTATATTTTTCAAAATTACTTAAAGATTGATTGACCATAGGTCTATCTTCTTGTCTTAAATTACCTTGTTTATATTGATTTATAATCCAATTAGTATGTTGTTTCTTTGGATGAGGGTCAGCTTCTGCAAAATGATCTATAATAGCATCACTATCCTTATGTACAGCAAAGGTATCATGGTCAGTAGAAATCTTACCTTTATTATCTTTTTTGAGTTTATTAAGTCTATCACTTACAACATCTTCGGTGAGTATTGCTATTAATTGTTTATATGTTCTCATTTTTTATATAAATTTTAGAGCTTTATTATATTTTGATATTCTATCTTGTAGACCGTTAGAGCCTCCGTTTATCAATCGAGTAATTTTTGTAATATCTGCTTTATCTGCCAAAGAGTTTAAGTTATTAACTTTCCAAAACCAGCAAGCAGATTCCAATGCTCCTTTTTTTGTAAGCATATAGGCAATTGTATCTTCGAGAGATTTATCAATAAAGTTAGCGAATTTAATATGATTAGATTTGCCAGTAATTTGTATCAAACCTTTTCCTTTATATTTCCAGCCGTCTCCTGAGAGTTGATCTCCGTTGCCCATTCTATTTGCATAAACTCTATTAGCGATTTTTTCTGGATTTCTCGCATAAGATTTTGCTGTTATAATATTAAAATATTTTGGAAAAACCAAGAGCAAACCTTGTTGAGAATAGTTGAGATTTTCTGTTAATCTTGTATAATTAGCTGATTCATGAGCAGTTTGGGCTATAAACATGGCAAGTCTTTGTTTATTAGCATTTATCTCATATTTGGACAAAACTTCGTTGAGAATTTTTGTCCACTCTTTATAATCTTTATTATTATTTAAAAGAGTTTTGATTGTTTCTTCTTTGATAGTAATCATAATTTTTAAAATAATTAGAATAAAAAAACTTTTGGAAATTCATTTAAAGGAAGAATTGGCGATTCGTTTTTTTTATGATAGAACAATGTTGGACCTAAAGTTGTCATAAATTTACCTTCCAAGATTATTTCTCCGTGATGAACTTCTGCATGACAATTTGGACAAAGATTTGTTAAATTTGCCTTACTATTATTTCCTCCCAAAGATTTACTTTGGATATGATGTTTTTCTGTGTGACCTATATAACCACAAATTTCACATTTCATTTTTATTTTATATTTATTGGAATGTGTTGTGGTTTATTTATTTCCATACAATTTTTTATATAATGGATGTTGTTTTATTGCTTCTTTAACGTATGGGTCGCCATCATTAACGAGTTTATCGATATGATGTTGTTGTAATTTTGGATGAGCAGCTATTGCTTCTTTAACATCGGGGTCGTCATCATTAACTAATGTATCGATATGATGTTGTTGCAAATCTGATCGTTTTGCTATTGCAATTTTAACAGCATGATGATCAACACCAACAAGTTCATCAATATGGTGTTGTTGTAATTTTGGGTGTTTGGCTATTGCAGCTTTAACATATGGATCTTTATCATTAACGAGTTTATCGATATGATGTTGTTGTAAATTTGGGTGAGCAGCTATTGTTTCTTTAACAATTCCATATTCATCACCAACAAGTTCATCAATATGGTGTTGTTGTAATTTTGGGTGTTTGGCTATTGCAGCTTTAACATATGGATCTTTATCATTAACGAGTTTATCGATATGATGTTGTTGTAAATTTGGGTGAGCAGC